ACTAGAAGAGAAGTCATTGAAGACCTTTTGGATATTAAAATCTTTTCATCAATGAATTCTGTCTTAAAGGATAGAGTTAAAACGTGTAGAGATGAAATTAAAAATTTGGAATATAAAAGAGAATCTATTCAAGATAAACTTAACATGCAAAAAAGTTTTATCGAACAGATTGAAAATATTGGAAAGAAAGATATTGAAAATAAAAATAATGTAATTAAAAATATAAGAGAAGAAAATGAAAAATTGCTGACTGACTCTCTTACTTTAGAAGATTCTTTAGTTAAAAAACAAGAGCAATTAGTTGAATTTTCTGGTGCAAATGATAAGTTGCGTAAACTTGGCAATTTAAAGGGAAAGTTATCTCAAAAAATCACAACTGTAATAGAAGACCACAAGTTCTTTACTAGTAATACGGTTTGCCCAACTTGTACTCAATCTATTGAAGAGGATTTTAGGATAAATAAAATTAGTGACGCCCAAAATAGAGCAAAAGAGTTGCAGTCTGGTTACAAAGAACTAGAGGAGGCAATTAAAGAGGAGGAAGATCGAGAGCGTCACTTTACTTCACTATCTAAAGAGGTAACTAACCTAACGCATGAAATTTCTCAAATCAATACTAAGATCTCTGGATACCAAAGACAAATCGGGGACCTTGAACAGGAAATTCAAACTATTACCAATCAACTTAAAAACAGAAATACTGAACACGAAAAATTAAAAGAGTTAGAAGACCAATATGAAGAATTTTGTAAAGAGACCGATTCTAAAAAAGATCTTTTAATTAATTATAATTTTGTATCAGAGTTATTAAAGGATGGTGGAGTAAAAACTCAAATTATTAAAAAGTACTTGCCAGTAATTAATACACAGGTAAATAAGTACTTACAGATGATGGAGTTTTTTATTAACTTTAAACTTGACGAAGAATTTAATGAGTCCATTGAATCTCCGATTCATGATGACTTTTCATATACTTCTTTTAGTGAAGGTGAAAGAATGAGAATTGATTTGGCTTTACTTTTTACTTGGATAGAAATTGCAAAAATTAAAAATTCTTTGAATTGCAATTTAATTATATTTGATGAGACTTTTGATTCTTCTTTGGATACATTTGGCACAGATGAATTTATGAAAATTATTCGTTATGTTATTAAAGATGCGAATACTTTTGTAATCTCTCACAAAGAAGGTATGAGGGATAAATTTTCTGAAGTCTTAAAATTTGAAAAAATTAAAGGATTTAGTAAAGTATCATTATGAAAGTTTTAATTACTGGGCATAGGGGATTTATAGGAAGGAATGTGTTTGCTGATTGGCAAACTACTCATAATCATTTAGTTGTGGGAATGGATTTTCCATATGATATTGAGAATTTTGTTGAAGATAATTATGATTTAGTCATTCATCTTGCAGCGTTTGCAAATATCAGAGAGAGTCTAGAAAATCCACAAAAGTTTTATGAGAATAATGTAGTAAAATCTAAAAAACTTTTTGACTGGTGTAGAGAAACAAATACTAGACTTTTATATGCGTCTTCAAGTGCAGTAGAAGAAGATTATTGGGAGAATCCTTATGCGATGACAAAATGGATTAATGAACAAATGGCACCTCCAAATTCAGTTGGGATGAGGTTTACTACAGTTTATGGTCCAGATAGTCGTTCTGATATGATGTATAGAATGCTTGAAGATAAAACTGCAACCTATGTTACCAATCATAAACGAGATTGGATTCATGTTAAAGATGTTTGTCGAGCAATTCGTTATCTTGTCAGTAGTTCTATCTGTGGTCCAGTTCCTGTTGGGTCTGGTAAATCTGTTTATGTTAAAGACTTGGCAGAAAAAATGGGAATGGGTCACCTACCAGTTAGAGAACTGACCCCAGGGGAAAGACAAGACAACGTGGCAGATACTACAATCCTAACTAGTATTGGATGGTTCCCAACCATTAACGTTCTGGATACAATCAATGAACACCCCCAATTGGCAACACCACTCTAAAAAGGAGCAGAAGCGGAAACTAAAACCGCAAGCACTCCGACAAGCAAAGGCACGTCGTCAAGCACTTAAAAAGCGTCTCAATCGAGACGCTTCTTCTTTTTTCATAAATATTTAAAAAAAATTATGGCAAAAGACGAAACTGAAATTGGTATTACTGGATTACCAATTCCTAAAAAGAAAAGATCTCCAGCAAAGCAACATGAGTTTGAAAAGAAGAGAAGGCAAAATTTAGGACCAAACGTTGGGGGAAGACCAATTAGATCTGATGTAACCCCAAATTATAATCCGCGCCAAAGAACATTTGAACAATTTATGGAAGAAGTTAATAAAAAATTCCAAGACAGTTGACCAATTTTTGAACTGTCCACCACCCTCTTTTGCCAGAGGGATTTTTTTGTATACTTGATTGAGTTCAAACGAATCTAATGTCTGTTCGCCACGAAATCAAGTCCCAACTCGCCAAGCTGCTTGCTACCGAAGACCTTGTGGTTGAGCACAAGAAGGTGGAGACTGCTTGCTTTAATGTTCATACTCGTGTCCTGACTCTGCCGATGTGGGAGAAGGCAAGCAACACCGTGTATGACCTTCTGGTGGGTCACGAAGTTGGTCACGCTCTCTATACACCTGATGAAGACTGGTTGAAGGAGCATAAGATTCCCCCACAGTTTGTGAATGTAGTAGAGGATGCTCGTATTGAGAAACTGATGAAGCGTCGTTATGCTGGTCTCGCCAAGACCTTCTATAACGGTTACAAGGAACTTGCCGATGATGATTTCTTCCAGATTGGTGATGATAAACTGGAAACTTATAATCTTGCCGATCGCGCAAATCTTTATTTCAAGATTGGTAACTACACAGATATTCCCATTGAGCGTGGTGAAGAGACTGAAATTATCAATCTGATTGCCGACACTGAAACCTTTGCTGATGTGCTCGTGGCAGCAGAGGAACTCTATAAGTATTGTAAACACAAGCAACAGGAAGAAACCAAGATTTCTTTGGATAATCTTGAGTCCCAGCAGAGTGGTGCTAACAATCAACCTGCTTCCGACTTTACTGACCAGCAGGAAGGTGAGAATGACCAACCAGAGTCTGATGGTTCTGGAGGTGCTAATTCTCAAGAAAAGTCTCAACAAAGAGAACAAACTATCAAATCCCCTATTGGTGCGGAGAATATTGAAGAACCAGAAGTTAAGACTATGGATTCTCTTGAGGAAGCTCTTAAGGATCTTGTAGATAACTCTTGTTTTGAAAACGTTTATCTAGAATTGCCCGAACTAGATCTTGGTAAAATTATTGTTCCAAATTCCGAAATTCATTCTAAATGTAGTGAGAGTTGGAATGAGTTTCTTGAAAATCACAACTTCTCTAAAGAACATATTTTTGGTGAAGTGGACAAGCGATATCAAGAATTTAAAAAATCAGCACAAAAAGAAGTTACATATCTTGTTAAAGAGTTTGAATGTCGTAAAGCAGCTGACTCTTATTCTCGATCGACAGTTGCTCGTACTGGTGTTTTGGACTGTTCTAAACTTCATACCTATAAGCATAATGAAGATCTTTTTAAAAAAGTAACTACTCTTGCTGAAGGAAAAAATCATGGATTGGTGTTTATTTTAGACTGGTCTGGATCAATGTCTGATGTAATTGTCGATACTATTAAACAGTTGTTTAATCTGATTTGGTTCTGTAAAAAAGTCTCAATTCCTTTTGAAGTATACGCATTCACTACCGATTATCCTTTGGTCAAATATAGTTCAGATGGAAAGGCAGATCTTCGTATGCTATCTTATAAAAAAAGAGATGGACTCATTCAAGTTGTAGAATGGTTTTCTTTGATGAATATGTTGACTAGTAAAACAAATTCAAAAATTCTGGAAGAACAAATGAAAAATATTTTCCGAATTGCTCATTCATTTGATCGCCATTTTTATTGTCAATATAGTGTTCCTTCTGGTCTTAGTCTTTCGGGAACGCCATTAAATGAATCTCTAATCGCTTTGCATCAAATTCTTCCAAAATTTCAAAAAGATAATAAACTCCAAAAAGTTCAATGTGTTATTCTTACTGATGGTGAAGCTTGTAATGTTACCTATCACCGCGAAGTTAAGCGTCATTGGGAATCTGAACCATATTTGGGAACATCCCATATTGGAGCAAATGCTTACCTAAGAGATCGTAAAACTGGGAATACATATGCGTTCGATGGTAATCATCATACGATTACTGAAATTCTTCTTCAAAATCTTAGGGACAAATTCTCAAACATCAACTTTATTGGAATTCGTGTCCTTGAACCTAGGGATGCTGGTAATTTTATTCGTCGCTATTATGGTTGGTATGGAGAAGAATTGGATAAAATGATGAGCGTTTGGAAAAAAGAAAAAACAATTTCTATTAAAAAATCTTCCTACAATACTTATTTTGGATTGTCTGCAACTGCTCTTGCCCAAGATAGTGAGTTTGACATTGCGGAATGTGCTACTAAATCACAAATTAAATCCGCTTTTGTTAAAAGTCTTAGGGGTAAAAAAATGAATAAAAAAATCCTTAATGAATTTATTGAGTTGGTAGCAAAATGAATTTGCAACACATAGTTAAAGAAGAAACTAAAGAAGTATTCATTTTATGTGATAGTGTAATCACAGCAATGGGAGTGGAGTCCTGGGTAAAAAAGTATTACCCAGGATATACCGCTAAAATAATATCTAAAAAATTCTTTGAGCAGATGGGACAATCTTAGAACCGTCCACTGGTAACTCCATCTTCCTCAAAGTCAGTGTACAATTACTATGTTGAAACAAACCACCCAACTACATCATGTCTCGCAAATCTTCTGTGAACGACGAAGCCCTTTTTGATAGCATCAAAGAACTTTATGGTTCTGAAATTACTTCTGGCGATCTTAGGGGTTTCTGTGCTTCTCATGGTCTGAATTATCAGACAGTGACTCGTCGCCTTGAGCAATTTAAAACTTCTCGTGGGCGTTGGAATCTTGAGGTAACCCAAGAGCGAGTCAATGAAATTGAACGTACATTCCAGTCTCCCTCTGCTCTTCCTTCCATCGAACAAAATCTTATTCCTGACAAAGATGATACCTTCGTCCAGTTTGGTAATTTTAAAGATGTTAAACGTATTATTCAGTCCTGTTTGTTTTATCCAACGTTCATTACGGGTCTTTCGGGTAATGGTAAAACGTTCAGTGTGGAACAAGCTTGTGCTCAACTAAAGCGTGAGATGATTCGTGTCAACATCACGATTGAGACTGATGAGGATGATTTGATTGGTGGTTTCCGTCTGGTGAATGGTGAGACCGTTTGGCACAATGGTCCTGTTGTGGAAGCTCTGGAACGTGGTGCAATTCTGCTTCTGGATGAGATTGACCTTGCCTCCAATAAAATCCTCTGCCTTCAGTCTGTTCTGGAAGGCAAGGGTGTCTTCCTTAAGAAAATTGGTAAGTATGTCAAACCCGCTGCGGGTTTCAACGTTGTTGCTACCGCTAACACCAAAGGTAAGGGTAGTGATGATGGTCGCTTCATCGGCACTAACGTTCTCAACGAAGCATTCCTTGAGCGTTTCCCTGTGACCTTTGAGCAGTCCTATCCTGCTCCTGCTACTGAACAGAAGATTCTGGAAGGCATTGCTCTGGACCTTGGCGTGGAAGACCGCGACTTCTGTAAGCGCCTGGTTGACTGGGCAGACATCATTCGCAAGACCTTCTACGATGGTGGTATTGATGAAATCATTAGCACCCGCCGTCTTGTCCATATCATTCGTGCTTATAGCATCTTCCAAGACAAGGCAAAGGCAATCCAAGTG